AATCATTACACACAAAATCGTTGGGAAACACAAGTCAATGGAGAGTTTTACAATATAGCTAACGAAACAGCTTTGCTTTACAGTGGTAGCCAAGAGCACATGGCAATGAGTTATAATGGTGGTATAGCATTAAGAATTAAGTTCTACTTTTCTTATCCTAATAATTATTTTTATATTATTGGCGAACATCAACAAAGTGGGAAAATAACTGTTCCTTCGCAAAGAGATGTAAATGAACTTAAGAAAGATTGGTTTTAATTATGGACATAACTTTAGCAACAGGTGTAACAATAGATTATGATGAAACAGATTTAAAAGAGCATAAGAAATTATCAAACTATTCTTTTTACTCTCCTTCTGTCGAATATTATTTAAAAAACGAAAAAGACAATTTAAATAAAGTAATTATTGTTGGTGCAGGTGTTGGTATTTACAGTAAGTACTTAGACAGTGAAAGTATAGAAACAATAAATATCGAACCTGTTTTATCAAGATTTAATAAGTTAGAAGCAAACCTAGATAATGCAACTAATCATAACAAAGCGTGTTCTGACGCAAGTGGTACAGGAACTATGTATTACTTTGATAATGCAAAGTCAGGAGCAAAGTTAGATATAGACTTTGGCGATAACTCTGAAAGCGTTGATATTATAACAGTTGATAGCTTAAATATTACTGACGCAGATTTACTTGTTATAGACGCTAATGGTAAAGAATATGAAGTCTTACAAGGTTCAGCAGCTAGCATAACACCCTCAAATAAAGTTATAGTGAAATGGAACACAGATATTTGTGAAAGTAAAGATGAGTTAGCTTTGTATCTACAAAACTCTTCAAAAACCTGTTCAATACTACATTGGGAATCTTCAGATAATTCCATTGAAAAAAAACAATTAGGAACAGCTCAATACCCTTGGGATCTACTTTCTGTTGTTATAGATGCAGATATTTTAATGGAGTAATATGTCAAAATGGTGGGAAGCAAAAAAATATAAAAGGATACTAGAAGTAAAAGAGCACTCAGTAAAATATCCTGAAATACAATTTCTTACAAGTCATCAAGAGTATATTGACTTATGCCCTGTAAGACCTGCTTCTGAATTTAAAGAGCCTACTTGGTATAGAAACTTACAGCGTGAGTGGACAGAAATGCGTAATGGTGTTGATAGCAAATACCACGATAAAGATTGGGATACAGTCCCTTACAGAGAAAATAGTTTAAAAAAGTGTCCTACAGTTGCAGATTATATGAACTTAGGATACATAATACCTTTATGGCTAGATTTAAGAATAGATCACAGACCTTCAACAGGATTTAATTGGTATAATAAACACGCATACGATGACACAATAGAAGCAATAACTTCTCACGATCCAAAATCAATAGGCTCAATGCCTATACCTGAAAACAGTTGGTTTACTGCACTAAAGTTTGGAAATCCTTGGGATATTATTACTCCTCCAGGTTGGTCTGTGATTATCACTCAACCTTGGTATCACAGAAATTTAGAAATAGAAATATTACCAAGCATTATAGAAACTGATAGTTACCACCAAATGAATATACCTTTCTTATATCATGGCATAGGAGAAAAAACATTTAGACAAGGTATGCCTTTGATACAAGTAATACCAATAAAAAGAGAAGAGATACCTAACTATAAAGTTTCAACTAGAGACAAAGAAGACGAAATCTACTATGCTAAAAGCAGATATGCAGAAAGAACAAAGTTTCATGGTTGGTATAGATGGTTAACAAAAATGAATAAAAAGAAATGGAAGGAACAAGGTATATTATGAAATGTCCAATGCCTAATCAGGCAAAAATATGGTCTCAACCTTTAAATTTAACTAGAAGAACTGCACCTACAGTGGGATATACTGTTCCAAAAAAACTAAATCCACAAGGTCAAGAAAGTGAAAATAGTTTGCCTGATGTAGGTTTTAGAACGCCAAATAAGTTTTTAAAAGCTCCCAATGGCTGTGTTTCTACATTGTATATGAGGGAAAGGATGTATGAAGTAAAATTTCCCTGGAGTAATGTACAAATACACTTAGAGAAAAATCAATTTGCAGACCAAGTAGATAGGTATGGTGGGATTACTGCAAGAGCTCATTATGGAGGAGCTGTAAAGCACTATGGTCCATTTACAGATTTTATACTAGAAGAAAAAGACGCTTGGGCTAGTCCTGATATTCCTGTTATGCAAATAGCTTTACCTTTCTTGCTATTTACTGATGATCCAGAAGTTTGGGTTGATGTAGTACCTAGCGACAGAAATCATAAATATAATTTACCAATATCTACTATTGGAGGATTTATGCCTATCCACGCTTGGACAAGAGGATTATCTTGGGCTTTTGAGTGGCAAGATTTAAATGTTAACAGGATAGATTTAAGCCACGACTACACAATGTTTAATTTACTGTTTTCTAAACCTGTGAAATTAGAATATATGGAGTGGACAGAAGATATGAGCAAACAGTGGCATCAAATAGTTAATGTCTCAAAAAATAGAAGAGAAACAAATCAGCTTTATCCTACTGCATTAGAAAGAAGACAGAAAAAACTATTACCTAGGAAAAAATGGTTCGGAAAATAAAAGTAAAGAATATTGAGTTTATAACTACAGTTCCACCTTTAGTAGATATAGCTCCACCTGTTCCTGCAAGTCAAATGATTCCAAAATGGTTTGATATGCTTAGTAATGATATTCCAGATTTTCAAGGTCCATTTCCAAGAGTAGGAGATTGGATAAAAGAATTTACAGGGCATACAATTAAAAAATGTCCTGCTGTTATAGATTATCTTACTGAAGGATACATTGTCCCTTTGTGGTGCGACCTATTAGTACAAAAACAAGGAGATAAAATACATTGGGAAAATCACAACATTGATTATGGACAGATAGAGTTTCATAACTATGAACAAGCACAAACATATCCTTTCAAAGAAGGCGACCATAGACACCCACTAAAATTTATAAGTCCTTGGTTTTTTAAGACACCACCTGGTTGGTCAACAATGTTTATACCACCACTGTTAGAAAGAAACGATAATTTTACTTTGATACCTGGAATTGTTGAGACAGATAGTTTTCATCAGATAAACTTTCCAGGAATATGGCACACAGATGGAGATACTATACTTAAAAGAGGTATGCCTTTTCTTCATGTAATACCATTTAAAAGAGAAAAGAAACCAAAACTACTTGTAAGAAAATCTACACAAGACGATATGGATATGATTAGAGATGAACAGACATCTCTTCGTTCTAAATTTACAGGTGGGTATAGAGAGATAACAAGAAGATTTAGAAAGACAATATGAAAGTATGGATAGATCAAGACCTATGTACAGGAGATGGTTTATGTGCAGAGATAGCTCCTGATGTATTTGTCATGCAAAATGATGGTTTAGCTTATGTCCAAGAAACAGTCGGTAATTTTGGAGACCTTAAAATATTTAGTGCTAATCATGGCAACAATCAAGGTGCTGAAGGTCTTGCAAGAGTACCTAAAGGGCAAGAAGAATTAGTAACAGAAGCAGCAGAGGAGTGTCCAGGCGAGTGCATATTCATTGAGTTATAATTAAGTATGGTAAATAATTACAACTTAGAGTATGAATTGCTTAGAAGAAGTAAAGTTACTGACAGGGCTCCAAAATCTACTATTGATAAACCTTCAGAGACAACATATAGCAACTCTAAAAAATAGATTAATTCTTTATATCTAAATACCTTTATGCACGACTTAGTGTGCTATAATTCATCTTGTAAACGACCTAAGGAGAGAACTTATGGCTGACGATAAAAATGCAGAAGCTCAACCAAAGACTGTACCACAAGACCAAGTACAGAATTTAGTTGATCAGTACAACCAATTAGTTGCAGAAAAAAATCAACTGTTAGGCATTGTAAATGAAATGAAAATGCAAGTTGCTAATCATTCTGTTGAAATTGCTAGTAGAGATACTGAAATTAAAAGACTAAATGGTTTAATCCAACAATTAGTTGGTGGCAATCAGCAATCTACTACAGAAGAAGAATAATGGTTTCTAAACAGGGCGAGGGCGTGTCTTTTCTGAAAGCACTAGACGAGGTACGAGACGCAACAAATAATGTTTCAAGATCTAAAGTAGATATTATTCTAAATGAATTAGAAGCTTCAAACAAAGAAATGTGCGAAGATTTAAAACTAGCTTTAAGTGATATTAGCTATTCTGCTTCTAATATATCTAAAACTCTTAAAGGATTTGGTTATTCAGTATCAGATTCTTCAGTCAAAAGGTGGAGGCAGATAAATAATGGGTAAATTTTCTGACGACCTAAATAACTTGACTAAAAAGCAAAGAGATATAGACAATGCAAGAAAAGCCAAAAAAGAATACCCAACAGGTGTAAGTTGGTCTGAAAAGTTAGGTAAAGGCGAAGCAAGTCTAAAAGCAAAAGGTAAACCAAATAAAAAGATTTGGGAAGCACATTTGCGTGAGTGGGGTTTTGATCCTAACGAATTTGAAGTATTGAACAACACAGTTCAATATAGAGGTTGGGATACGAATATGGGAAATGGTCAAGTAGAGCGTATGCACTACTACAAAGCTGACATTGTTAAAAAGGGACAAAATCCTTATTACGATCCAACAGATTTGATAAAGTCATTTTCTAAAAAGAAGCCAAAAATAAATACTGAAAAAGGACAACAAGCATTTGTTATAGCACTATCAGATTGGCAAATTGGAAAAGAAGATGGCGATGGCGTTGAGGGAGTTACTGAGAGAGTTCTTCTTGGTATAGAGCAGGCTAAAGCAAGAGTTAAAGCATTAAGGAAGCAAGGAGTTACATTTAACAAATGTGTTATAGCGTCCTTAGGGGATCTCGTTGAAGGGTGCAATGGCTTTTACGAAATGCAAACCTTTTCAGTTCAAATAAATCAACGAGATCAAATAATGCTTGGAACTAATCTTTTAATAAAAGTAATAGAAGGATTAGCACCATTGTTCAGTGAAGTTGTTTGTGTAAATGTCGGAGGTAACCATGGAGAAAATAGAAATGGTTCAGGTAAAGCATTTACAGATTTTGCAGATAACTTTGACTTAGTTATAGCAGACAATGCAGCTAGAGTTATAAAATCTAATCCTAACTTTAAGCATGTAAAGTTTGTTATACCTGAACAAGACTTAGATGTAACACTAGATGTAAATGGTAAAATAATATGTTTTGCTCATGGTCATCAATTCAGAACTGGTGCTGGTGGTGCTTCTATGAAAGCATTTAAATGGTTGAAAAATCAAGCGTTAGCTAAATTACCTGCAGGAGATTGTGATATATTACTATCTGCACACTTTCATCACGAAAGTATATTAACTGAGCATGGAGTAACCCATATACAAACACCTGCATTAGATGGTGGATCTCTTTGGGTGCAAAACACACTAGGACTAACTACTCAACCAGGAATAACTACATTTACTGTAGATAGAAATGGCTTTGGTAATTATCAAGTATTAAGAAAGTAATAGTTTAAATTTGATACAGAAATAATGATGCTATACTTCTAGTATGGAATTAGAAGTATTGAGATTTAGTTCTCAAAAAGATTCTACAAGTGGGCTATTATTCGATGTAACTGATGGTAAACGCTCTTTTCTTTGCTATACCATTGAAGACGAATATAGAGCCGAAAAAGTAATGCACGAAACCAGAATACCTGAAGGTAAGTATGTATTAACCCTCAGGAGCGAAGGTGGTTTTCACTCACGCTATACAGCTAAATATGGTGCTGATTGGCATAAGGGTATGATCTATGTGAACAATGTTCCTGGATTTGAGTACATCTTATGGCACACAGGAAATACCGATGAAAGCACCTCAGGCTGTTTAATTTTGGGCGATTCTCAAACAAGTAATTTAGTACAAAGTGATGGGTTTGTGGGTTCAAGTGTTAATTCGTACAAAAAGGTATATCCGATTGTTCGAGACGCAATACTTTCAGGCGAAACAGTAACTGTTGAATATATTGATTACGATTACATTGAAGGTAAAACACCTGTAGAAGAGAAATCATACATATACGATTTTTCTGGCGTTCCAGAATTTCATGGTCCATTTATGGTCAAAAGTCCTATGCAAAAGCATGACGATATAAAGTTATGGCAAAAAAGAGTTGGCATAGGTTCAGATGGCTATTTTGGTAATGGAACAAAAGCAAAGGTAATAGAAGTACAAAGTCAATTCGGCATACCAACAACAGGGGTGCTTGATCTTAACACTTGGAAATTTACTTTTGCAGATAAAAAAGAACGCTAGACAAACAGCTCCTTTTACAGGAAGAAAGTTTATATATACCTATCCCAATTTAAAGGGAGACGATATTGCCTGTTGGCAAGACCAGGTAGGTGGGCTAGTCATAGATGGGTATTATAAAAAAGAAGATGCTGAAAGGTGTAAACAAATACAAGCACAACATCATTTAGAAATAAATGGTATCGTTGACGAGCAAGTATGGAATTTATCTTTTGGCAGAGAGGAATAATGTACATTATGCCAGATTATATGAGAACTGCTTTAATTAGAGCAGGTCGTACTTTCGCCCAGACATTCGTAGCAGTGTTAGTGGCTAATCAAGCAGGAATGTTTGAAGCAGATACAATTATGGCTGCAGTAATAGCAGGAGCTTCTGCTGCTGTATCGGCAATTCAAAATGCGTTGGAAGACGCACCATTCCCATTTATGTCAAAAATCCCTAAAGGATAAGTAGATTTAAATAGGCTATAATTAAGAAAGTGGGTAGGCAAAAATGCTTGCCCACTTTTTATTTATGTTTAAAAAAATCAACACAGCCCTTAGATTATTAGTAGTTGGATTACTTATATATCCAATGCCTATTGCTATTGCAGATGAAGTTCAAGTAAACGAAGGATTTGAAGATACAACTTATGAAGCAGGTTTTACAATATCTGCTACTTCTGATCCTGTTCAAATATATTCTGATGAACAAAATCAATATGGAACAACAGGTAGTTCTTTAGTATTATGCCACATGAACCTTAGCTGTACTGCTGAATACACATTTGAGTTCTCAAGTGATATAGATGTTTATGAGGTAGGTTTT